GGTGGGCCCATCGTTCGCGAGCCTGTATCGGTTTTGGCTGGGACCCCTCGGGGTGGGTGGGCCCAGAGTTCTCGAGCTATGTAGTTATTGCATAGGGTATGGGATTAATCCCATACCCTATATATTGTGTCAAGTATTAGTTCATATATTCCTGTTTATAAATATCCCTTTCATAGATAGTCGCAAAGTATATCTTATTTTCATTTCTTAAAACGTGGTTCATACGATCTAAAAAATCTTGTAAGCATATCTTTTTATTACGTCTGGTTTCATTGTCCCAAATCCAGATCCATTGTCCTTTCTTTTGTCTAAAGTATTTCTTACACTCCGCCATTACGCGACCTCACTGGTGATCCAGACTTTCCCAACCGCGCAACGATAACCCTGCTGATCCAAGTCATAATAAGTTATATATCTTATGTTATTATCTTGATCCCTTTTGATAAGACACTTATCATTCCATTGAGCGCGTCTCGTTATTTGTCTAGTATCCTTGCCGTTCTTTAGCTTTGGTCTAGCTTCACCATTATGGGTGTTAGGTCTATAAGTTATTATAAACTTTTGACCTATGTTTAGTTTATCAATCATATATTATCCTTTCTATGTTATGGGATATTATGTCATATCCCATAACATTAGTCAAGCGTTAATTTAACTGGCTTGTTTAAAGTTTGGAAGCGCCTGAACATCAGTGTTCCAAGTTAAGCCAATCTTTTTACTTACTTCATTTAAAGCAATAGCCAAGCTGTCAGGAGTTCCACTTTCCATAACAACATCAAGCGCCTTAACTTTAAGATCCTTGAGGTCTTTAAGTTTTTTGCCTTCTGGTCTTCGTTCAATCTCACGTTGTGCAAGTTCGGAAGCCCAAGTTCTTAATTGATCCTCACAATCTGCAAGAGTTATTTCATCACTTCTATAAGAATTCCTAGAAGTAAATTTATAATCTAGCTCTTGATCTTTTGGTTTCTTTTTTTCAAAAAATGTTAATGCAGTTGCTCTTGCTTCTGTTAACATTTTTTCTGCTTCTCTAAACTTATCTATGATTTTATCTGCGCCAATCTTTTTAGATAATTTAGAGACAGCTTTGTCAGTTGCCTCGGTCTTAAATTGTTTAACCAATAATTCTTGCTCGTCAATCATTGGGTTAAACTGCCTTTTCACCTTGTCCCTAAAATGGTCAAGTTGATACTTAGTCATTGTTTTACTCATTTGTTATCCTTTCTTTTATTATGGGATTTTATAACACTATTAATAAAATAAGTCAATCTTTATTTTTATTTATTTTAGGGGAGGGTGGGCCCACGGCACACAAGCATAGGTTGAATAAAAATTAATTATTTATTTGACAAGGTATGGGATATTATGTTATAACTAACTTAATTAAAGAAAGGATAATAATATGACACAAAGCAAAACAAAAGAACTGATAAACACAATCAAGACAAAAGATAGTTTAACAGCTGTTAGGGTTGCAATGGAATTGAACGAATTGCAAGACAAAACAACTGGACAGCTTATTGAATTGGTTGGAACTATGGATGCTAATATGAAATTATTAGCTACTAAAGTTTTAGAATTAGAGAAGAGATATGAGCGATTCTAAAATTGAGGCGCTTGAGTTAAGTCTCTATGAAGACTATCTCGAAGAGCTAGAAAAAAAATACTATGGAGGCATTAACAAAGTTTTAGGGGAGCCGTGGTTCACTAAAACTGATGCAGAAATAGAAGCAGAGGCAGAAAAAAAAGTTAAAGAATTTATGGATCGCAATTCATAAATAATCAAGCGCGGAGAAATACTAGTTATTAATTTGCTCCGCGCCTGATCCCTGGTTGCTATACGATAGCCAAATAAACATATGATACTATTTGGTCCGTCAAAATAGGGAGCCCTAGAATAGCAACCTGGGATCAGTTTTACAACAAGACCCGCTCGACCGGGAGATACCTGCTCTGTAAAATTGGTCATTATCCAATCTAACCGGAACGCGAGCGCAAGCTCGCGAGCTGGGGGGAGGGTGGGCCCACGGGTCACGAGCAAAAAAAAGTTGACAAGCGAAGACAAATAGTTATTATGGGATATTATGAGAATTGAGAAAGCAAAAGAAATTACAGGATCATTATCGAAGCCATCCAAGATGCCGGGCCACGCGTATGGTTTACCGGCTAAAGAATGCAAGACCGGTGGCAAGCTACAGAAGGTCAAGGGCTCGACGTGTTATGGCTGCTATGCTTTAAAAGGTTGTTACGTTTTCAAAGTTGTGCAGGCTGCGCAATATAAAAGACTCAAAGCAATACGCCACCCGTTATGGGTCCGAGCGATGACAATGCAGATAGCAAATAAAAAAACTAAATTTTTTAGATGGCACGATAGCGGAGATATCCAGGACCTGAAACACCTGGCCAAGATCTTCGAGGTAGCAAAACGAACGCCGGAAATTAATCACTGGTTACCGACTCGAGAAGCTTGGACAAAAGCATATCAGGACCGGGCGCCGTCAAATTTAAAATTAATCTTTTCTATGCCGATGGTCAATCAGAAAGCAGCGGGCAGCTGGAACTATACCAGCACCGTTGTGACTGATCCAAAAAAAGCAACCTGCCCCGCTCCAAAACAGAATAATGAGTGTAAGAGCTGCCGGGCTTGTTGGGATAAGAAAATCAAAAACGTGGCCTACTTGGCACATTAGAATGATTCTAAGGTAGTGAAAGTGTTTAGACATCCAAAATATTATGAAGAGATGCGCAAGCGCGCGAAAAAATTTCAGAAGGAACAAGCGGACAAGCGAGCGAGCGAGCAAGCTGACAAGCAGGGGAGCGAGCAAGCAAGCAGCGATCAAGCATCCGATGAGGACTCGAGCAACAAGCGCTGAATGTGCTCCCAATCATTGATTGCGAGGGAAGGTGTTTCGCGATGGTCTACAAGCAGACCGGGGATCGATTTACTCTCGTATAATTTTACCAGCTTAAGGGAAGGCTGGTAAACAAGGATGAAATCACGTTTAGTCCTAGTTAAATGAAACAATTTTTGATGAGGTGAAAAGTGTATTTTATTACCATTAGCTATCTTAAGCTCAACCATAAAAAAACCACAAGAATCGTTGTATCCCAATAGATCTGGCACACCAAAGGATGCCCAAGACTCCAGTCTAGTCCACTGAATCTTGGGTGTATTCTTCTTAACTAACTTCCAAAATTTGCTCTCTGGTTTCACCGGATTTGTTATATATTACAGGACACAGAAGTAAATAAAAACAGGACAAAAACAGGACTTATTTTGCAAAATGAATACTTTTTTGCTATAAATACGTCGTATGACAGAAGTTACAAAGAAGCCCAGAGGTAGACCGCCGGCTAGAGCATTAACTAAAAAACAAAAAACATTTGCTGAATTATATGTGTGGGAGAGAGGCAATAAGAATAATACTCAATGTGCTTTTGAGGCAGGCTATAAAACTAGAGCAACCAAAGCAGCATCAGATTTATTAAACAGAAGAATGTATCCTTTAATTGGTAAGTATATCGACCAGCTAGAAAAAGAACAAGAGATGAGATTTAGAATAAATAAATCAATTCATATGCAAGACTTAGGTAAAATTAAAAATGCATCTATGGGACAACCTTCAACGTATTCTGTGGCCCAGAGAGCTGAAGAGAATAGAGGTAAGGTGATGGGTTATTATAAGAATGAAAACATTAATACCAATGTAAACATTCAGTTAGATAATATGTCTAAAGAAGATTTAATAAAAGAGTTTGATTCTTTCTACCAAGATAAAATGAAAGATGTTACCCCAACAAAAGAACAAGTAGAATCAGAACAAGAGTCAAGCCCTGAACCCGATTAGTCATTTCATTAGCTATACAATAGAACTCGTGTACTTTAGCTTTTATTCTTTTTAATGTTTCCATAATTTACTCCCTGTGGATTAGGACCACGTACTGGTGGTATTTCTTTCCATTTTACATTGGGCATATTCTTTGTCAATGTAGGATTTCTATCTGCTTTATTTCTTAATGATTGCTTATAGCTTTCATTTAAATCAAATTGTTCTTGTTCTATTTTATCTTTCATTAATTTTTTCCATCTTAATTATACACCCTTTTGGAAATACATTTCTATCACTAAATAATTCTTCATTTTCTTCGTAAGATGCAAACGTCCAAATGTATTTTTTATTTTTATCAAATAGATATGCGTGAGTTATCATTGTAGCTGGTGTTAATCCAAGTGAGTCGTGAGCTGTCGCGTGCCCGGAATCACCCGTCGGATCAATCCAGGTAATTTTATAATAGTAATACCGCTTCTTGTTAATGACAACAGATTTATATTTAGATTTTTTAGGACGTCTCATATTTACTTATATACTGTATAGTAGGATTTTTGGGCAAAAAAGTTTTCAAAAATAAAAAAAAGGTCGCGCGCGTCGAGTAGCAGAGTGTGCCAAGTGTGCCAAGAGAAATATTTGCCGTGGCACAGCTATAACCCTTGGTATTCCTCACTAATAGTCTAAAAACAGGACTGTGCCAAGTGTGCCAGAGGTTTTTTCTTATCACAAAAAAAAATAATAGGGGCAAAAATCTCACTATACGTGGCACAGCTAGACTCCCATCTTTTTGGTGAAATTAAGGCTGGACGTATTTGTGCCATAATTGATAATTTTCTTAACACCTGGTCCTTGTAGCTCTATTTCTGCATAGGGCTTCCACTGTTTACGAATCAGATTTAACTCTAAAATCAGATTCGACCATTGTTTGGGACTTATGTTTGTCCCTACTATAGTTACCTTTTTCATAATCTATACACAATTTACCCTCTAAATGATCCATTTCGTGCTGTATGCACCTGGCCTCTAGATTGTAAAATGTTTTTTTCTGCTCCTTTCCATCTGTATCTTGATACTTTAGAATGATTCTAAGATGTCTTCTAACCTCACCAGTTTTGCCTGGAGCTGATAAACAACCTTCATTATCACATAATGTTTCATCAGATTTCTGTAATATTTCTGGGTTTATATATACTCCTGGGTTTTCTTGGCTGCGCGTGCAGTCCATTACAAACATTCTTAGTTGATAACCTACCTGTATTGCTGCTAAACCTATGCCGTGATGTTGGTACATAGCTTTAGTCATAAATTTTATAAGTCTACTAGTCTTATCATCTAATGGAAAAGGCACGTCATTACTTACTGATCGTAAAAATACGTCAGGATACTTGACCAATTCTATATACACAGGTGCCTCCCAGTCTCCCGGTTGGCACCCATTAGGCCTTTATCCATTATGGATTCTTTATACATTTTTTTTGTAATTCATTGTTTGATCATAAATTAAACCTTTGTCACCTTTAATAACTACTCTCCAAGCGTGACTACCATTTATCTTACCTATTAATCTGCTTTGTTGTAGCTCTATATTAGAAATTTCTGCTAATCTTCCGTCTTGCATTTCTATAAATACTTCACAATCAGAAATAGCTGTACCTCTTTGGCCATCAGTGAATTTCCCGAGAACTTGTTGAATGTCCCTTAGTCTCATCTAACTCCCTTCCTATTTTTTTAATTAATTCGTACCACTTACGGCCCCACATCTCTCTTACTTCTCCTGATGTTTTCCAATAAGCTTTAGCTATATTATCCAGTCTTTTTTGATCTATTCTTATAATACTCATCTACCCTCCTTAAAAAGTTATGTGCGTGTTTTTTAAATTCTTCACCCTCAACAATAAACTCTTGATAGTAGTTATCTTTACTACACATCATAACAACACCTTTGGATATAGTTGTACCAAATAATATATTATGAGCCATTGCATACGCAGAGAGCTGCATAAAATAATCATCAATCCACTCTTTACGTTTTGGTTTATTGGTTTGTTTGAAGTCTATGATTGCATCCTGTCCTTTGTGTATTGCTACCAAGTCTGTCTGGCCTGCGTATAGACCAGGATAATATAAGGTACATTCTGTGCCGTAATATTCTGTAACATTAGATAGTCCGCTTTGTATAACTTGTATGGCCATATTGTGAGCTTGTTTTCCAACAGATGTCTCATCAAGATAACCTTGCTCCAGGATATATTTTTCTAGAATCTTGTGCATCGCCGTTCCACGCGCCGCGCTCTCCGATTTGATTTTCTCGGCAGTCTCTTCACCTACACGTTCAGCCCACGCCTTCAACGATTCGCGCTTCTCGGCTGATTGAGTGAGGTCCAAGATAGTTGTGACCGATGGTAATTTTTCTTTATCAAACACATAGTGTCTTTTACCTTCAATCTTTTCTCGTTGAGTCTTTGGGTATTTAAAACTATTATTTCTTTTCACTTGTCATTATCCATCGTAAAGCAGTAGTGCTAGGATCAAAGCCATCAAACTTAGCGCTACAATTGGTTAAAAATATAAAACTAATTATTAGTATTATTCTCATTATGTACCTTGTTAATTATTAAATAAGCAACGATAGCTCCGATTAGTATCGCAATCAAACCCATCGCTAACATTCCAAATCCAAAACCTACACTCATTCTATTGCCA